TCGCTTTGCCATCTGTAATTTTCTTCACTCCAATAGCACCATCTTAATATTACAGTATCACTTACCACTAGACTTTCATCTGTTGGTTTTGTTACTGGAGCTTGCCAATCATCATTAGAATCTAGTATCCATGAAGCATATGGTTGTGGTCTTATAAATTTATCTTTAACAGCATCATAAGTATCTCCTATTCCTGCATTTTGTTTTCTAAATGCATTTGTAGAAGAACATTGTTTCCAAACTCCACCTTTAAAAAGATTTGTGCAATAAGTTTCTCCATCAACATGCATGTCATTTTCACCTAAAGGACCATCCGATGTTGGTACGTCATTACCAATTTTAACAGTTTGAGTAACTACGTTGTTTTCGTCTAATTTTGCAAATGATGCCATTACTCTACTGTAAGTGTCCCCGACACTGTAAAGGTAGCTACTTTTTGTCCTCCTGGAGCAGTTGCTACAGTATTTGTTCCTGGTGCAACAGTTAAAGTTGCGGCCGCTGGAGCGCTAACAATTACAACACCTGAACCGCCAGTACCATTTGGAGGAGAGCTATCAAAACCCATTCCGCCGCCTCCGCCGCCTTTTCCGTTGGTTCCATTAGATCCTGAAGCTGTTCTACTACCTCCGCTTCCACCGCCGTCTTGTGCTGGTCCTGGTCCTGGACTTGGAATGTAACCTCCGCCACCTCCACCGCCAGCGTATTCTACTGAAGATCCTGATACAGAGCTATCTCTTCCAACTCCACCGGCTCCTCCGGCTGGAGTAGATGTTCCTCCACTGCCGCCAGCTCCTCCGCCGCCAGAATTAATTTGTGTTCCAGCAGGGTTTCCTTGTGGTGGACTAACTGGGGGATTGTTACCTGTTTTAGAAGGATATTGAACTGAACCACTTCCACCATTAGCTTCGGGGTTACCATAACCGCCTCCACCGCCACCGGTTGAAGTAATTGTACTAAAAACTGAATTTCCTCCTCTTGGACAAGAGTCATTTCCTGGAACAGGTCCTGAACCTGTACCGACTGTAATTGTGTGATCTCCTCCCTCTAATTCTATAACAGCAGAATCTTCAGAAGTTCTAAAACCTCCGGCTCCGCCGCCACCTCCGGCTCCGCCACCTCCGCCTCCGGCAACGACTAAATAATTAACTTCGTAGACAACTGAACCGCCGCCTGATCCAAATCCTAAAACTTGATATCCAAACATATTTTATTCTCCTTATGCGTCGTTAGCAGCGTCAGTAGTAAAGAATACTTTTACACCTAGAACTCTACATTCTCCGGTAAAAGTATCACTACCGTCTGCAGCTTTTCTAAATAATTGAAAGTAAGTTTGTTCGCCTGCTGCAGGAGAACCTGCAACTGTCATTGCACTACTTTCAGATGTAATTTGTTGGTCTTCTACTGTTCCTATACCTGCGTCTGTAACTTCTATCGCTGTTCCATATGCAACATCGATAGTATCACTATCGGCACATGCAACTGCTTGTAATCCAAAAATAGCATCACCTGTGTTAGTAGTAGAAGGAGACCAATAAACTTGATAAGTTAAAGTTCCTTCGTTCCATGATTTAGGCATAGCCACTGTAAATTGTGTGTATTGTTGTGTACTAGCATCAAAGTCAAATACTTTTAAATCTGGTCTTGTAGCTGTTGTTTCTACTTGAGCTGCGTCTGCAGGGTTAGTAGTTGGTCCATACATAGCTGCAGCTGGAACCCACATAGTTTCTTTACCAGCAATTTGAACTGCTGCTGTTCCTGATTTAAGAACACCTGTTCCTTTAGGGTTTAAATTTATATCAACATTAGTTTCTCCTGTTGCTGATAAAATTGGACCATTTCCAGTTGCTGCATTAGCTAAAGTAAATTCATTAACAGCTGATCCTGTTGCAGTAAGATTAATTAATTCATTTCCATTTGTGTCTGAAATTTTTGTTCCTATTGCAGGACTAGTTAAAGTTTTGTTTGTTAAAGTTTGTGTTCCAGTAAGAGTTACATCACCATCACCAAAACCTAAAGTATATATGTCTGGGTTAGTTCCATCATTTGCTGTAGCAAATACTGCTTGATCACCTTTATCTGTTGCAGAAAAAGTAAATGTATCTCCTGATCCAGAAGCGTATTTAAATTGTACTGTATAAGCACCTGATGTTGAATTTCTTAAAAAATAAAATGTTTGTGCATCTAAAGGAATTGTTACGATTTGGTTTCCAGTAATAGAACCTGTAAACTCAATCATTCTGTGAGACATAACTGCTCCAGTTGATCCATCAGAAACTGAAAGAGCTGTAGTTTGTGCTCCACCTGCTATTGATTGTGCAGAAAAACCACCTGAAATTTGTTCGATTATATTTAAGTTAGTGTTAGTTTTTGTTCCCCATGTACCGGCGTTTTCACCAGTTGCCATTAGTTCTACACCGAGAGCCGTATAAGTTGATGCCATAATTTTGTTCTCCTAATTAGTATCTTTTTTTAATTTGTTTTATACTTAATGTCAATAACATATTGAATTAAGTACCTTCATTAACAGCAGTATAATTAGCTGTTTGTGTAGCAGTTACTCGTTCGTATCCTAGTGGTGCTATAGTACCTACACTAGCAGTTGCGGAAACTCCTGTCAATCCCATACCTTGATTAACTATAACAGAGCCCGTTGCAGAAGTTGTTGAAACTCCTGATAATCCCATAACATCCGCAGGTGTTAAAGCACCTGTAGAAGAAGTCATAGAAAGCCCTGTTACAGATATGACAGGGTTTGAAGCAATTGCTATTGAACCAACAGCTGACGTTAAACCTAATCCAGTTAATCCCATTACATCTGCTGGAGCTAAAGCACCTGGAGACGATGTCGTAGATAAACCTGTTAAAGCTACATTTATACTAAAATCTATATTTACTGACCCAACTGTTGAAGTCGCACTTAGACCTGTTGGAGTTAATACAACATCTGATATTGCGGTTGGTGTTCCAACTGTTGATGTTGCACTTAAACCAGTTAAACCTAATACGCTTGCAACATTTAAATAATATTCACCACCCCAACCAGTTGTTGAAGATCCCCAAGTTTGTTTACCCCAACTAACATCTTCTCCAATACCTGTAGTTGCTTCAACACCAGTTAATGCAACTGTTATTCCAGAAGATCCCCAGTTTTCAACACCCCAACCATCAGATCCCCAACCTGTATTTATTTCTGTTAAGATATTAGGCGAACCTGTTGATGAAGTAGAAGAAACTCCAGTAAGTGTAAAAATTACATCGTTAAGTTCTCCCCACTCACCATCATTCCAAGCTTGAGCTCCCCAACCTAATACAAAGTCATCGGTGGTTCCCCAACGATTAACATTCCAACCTAAAGCACCATAAGAAGCTGGAGCAATAGTGTTGGCTTGACCACCCATACCAGAGTGAATTGAACAATAATAATAAAGTTGTGGTGCACTATCTGCTACAACTATTGTAACTTGTGTTGAACTATTTACAGTTACGCCGGTTGTATATTCACTTCCAGAATTGTGTGTACCATCTGATGTTGTAGAAAATCTAAATGGGTGAGCTGAAGGATAATTAAATACGTAAGTTCCACTTTCAGCTAAATTTATTGTGTCTTGTTGTACACCGTCAATAAAATATTTATTACCAGATCCAGGATCGCTAACTGTTACTGTAAATGTTCGGGTTACCGACATAAGGATTGCCTCCTTATGCTATACGAAGTATTGCGTTAGATGCGTCTGCTGTTGGAAATTGAATTGTAAAAGTTCCACTTGTTACAGTTTTGTCTGAGCCAAAGGCTATAGCACAAACTGCTCTATCAGCGTTTGTATCATTATAAATTAAACAACCATTAGCTGTGAATGAAGCAGAAGTAAAACTAAGGTCTGCAAAATCACAAACTGCTGTATCCGTAGATAAAACAGGTGTTACACTTGTAAGTGCTGCACCACCAGCTGAGTAAGCTGAACCTGATGTGTTAGAAATTTCGTTTGATGAACTGTAAGCTGTTGTCGATTTATTTAAAGTAGCACTACTTGTGTACAAAGCTAATTTAAAAGTGTTTCCAGACGATGCCGTAAAATTGTGTAAAGCTTGTAAAACTTCTGCTTTAAAACTGTTACATACTGCCGATGTTATTGCCATAATATTTTTCTCCTAATTACTGAGGCGGTGACTCGATTGGTATTCTTATTGTTCCATCCGTGTAATCGTCTCGTCTTCTTCTTCCAATTTGCATCGCTGCAAACTTTTGTAGTTCAGTTTTATACTTTTGCTCGTATAATGTCAACATATCTGTTGGACCTTTTAAAAATCCATATGCTTCTACTAAACATGCGTATAGCAGACCTTGGGGAAAATACAAACTAATATAATTAGTTTGATTACCGGATTCTAATGTAGCAGGCATTTTATTGTAATATATTCTAAATATATAATTAGCGTCTGGTGTTGGTGCTAAATAGATAGAACCTGAAGTAGTATCAGAAAGACCTGTTGCTCCTCCAAACATAGCGTAGTATTTAGGTTTTCCAGTAACATCTGCTCCTGATGTAGTTGATCCTTCTGGCCCTGTTAATCTTCCTACGTATTCACTCAAAAAAGTTTGATCACGTTTTTCTAACCACGTACCTTTTTCAGTAGAATTTGTAGCATTAAATACTTCTACACCTCTTACAAATAAAGTTCCCGCTGGGACTCTAATATTATCTACATCAGTTGCCATTGTACCTTGATCCACGAATCTGTCTGAATCCATAGGTAAATCCATCATAATTCTTTGTTGAGCATTTAAAATAAAACTTTCTAAAACATCAGTTGTAAAAACGTTAGAATCTACTTCTGTGTAGTTTCTTATTTGTGTAACTAATGTATTATAACTAATTCCTGACATAATTAAGCTCTATCATTTACGGGTCCTATTGTACACTGAAAACCGCCTCCTGTTTCTGTGCTTGAAGCATTAGATACCAAAGGCACTGTTATAGAATTATATAATGTTCTTGTAGCAGGTTGAGCTCCTGTCGTTTCTGTCGTTGCAATTGCTGTTGCTAAATAAGAACCAAATACTTTTGCTCCATTTGCATGAGATCCAGCTGTTGTATTTGATGGTGTTATTCCGTTGAAAGGTGCAGCTGTTCCACGTGTGCAGCCTGTTAAATTATTTCCAGCTTTTCCTGTATATTGAATAGTTTCATTTTCAAACGCACCACTTGTAGAATTTACTTTTTCAATAACTATAAATCCAGATGTTGGAAATGCTGATGCATCATTTAAAATAACTGTATTAACAGTATCATTGATTGCACCGTTTAATGTTGAAGATAATTCTAAAGTAGAAATAACAACACCGCCTACAGGATTTTTAACAGCTTGAAATCTAACATGTGTTGTTCCTTCATTTACTTGATTTGATGGATACGAAACACTTAATGTTGGAGAAGCAGCTGTTGTTGTAAAAGGATTATTAGGTAAAATATCTTGAACAGGAAATTCTACTCTTGCAGGTCTAGCATGCATTAATCCTTGTGGATCAGCGCCTACTGGATGTGGTTGTAATTGTGGTTGTTTTGGTTCAAACTCAGAAATATGTACCCAAGCTCCGGTCCATTCTTTTACCATTTCTCTATATGGAAAAGCTGCACCTGATCTATCAGATATTGCTAATGCTCTGCTACCTTTTGCGAATCTAGCCATTATACATTTGGATAGTATGTCTTCGGAGTAATATATGTGCTAGCTGGAGAACCATCTTCAGACAGTGCTCTTGCTAACTCATCCTCGTACAACAACTTCATCTCCTGTGTTCTTTGTGGTGCAAACTTCATAGATAAGTAATATGACAATCCTGAAATCATACATGGTACAAATCTAAAAGGTGTATCACTTGCGTTAGTGTAAGTTCCTGCATCTTGAATTCTTTTTACGTAATAAACATTTAAAAAATTTGATGCAGCAGTTGAATTAGGTAAAGGATAAATAGTTATTGTAACTTTATCTATAAATCTTTGTACCCAAAATTGTGAAGGCGTTCCATTAGATGCTTTGTTAGCTGTTGCTGAATAAGCATCTCTTGCAACTTTAGTTAATCCTATATCTGATTGATTTGTTGTATTATAATTTTGTCTATACGTAACATTTAAAATATCTGAAATACCATAAACATTTGCTGTTGGTACAGTTGTAGCTTGTGGTGGTTCTCCACCTCCAGGCACATCTGTAGAATTTCTGTAAAAAGTATAAACTCCAGACCCTTCAGCTGTAGCATCAATATTAGTTGTTGAACCTACAACTAAATTAATATTTGTATTTCCTACTTCCCAAAAATGTATTCCTCTATTACCCCATTCTTGAAAAAGAATATTTAAAGATCTTCTTGCAGTTTTAATTTGATGTCCTGCCGTCCCAACTAAACCAAGACGTTCGTATGCATCTGCAATGATTTCATCTATTGAGAAATCCTGATCAAATGAATATGATGAGGAAGTAGTATTCGCCATTGGCTAATCCTCTAAAATGTTCCGACTATATAAAAAAAGTCTACGTTAGTTAAATCTGCATATATTCCAGTGTCAGCATAAATACCAGCTCCTGGTATTTTAAACTCATGCACGTGATTCGCTGCTGTACCAAACTTACCATGAAAAATTAATTTAGAAGCAGTTACACCACTTCCTATTTCATTATAAAGTTTTACTTCTCCATCAGCTGCGCTTGACATTGCAAATACAGTCATAATATTTGCTTTAGTAATATTGGTTGCTGAACCACCTACTAATGACTGTACTTGTCCATCTGCTGCCAGAATTACCGATTGTCTAACTTTTGATGTTATTGACATAATTTTATTCTCCTTAAAAAGTGCTCCCGAAGGAGCACTCTAATTATTATTATGAAAGGTTATTGTTCTGTAAGTAACTAACAGTTACTGTAGCAGCACCTGCTGACGCATCATTGTTTGCACCATTATAGATGTAACCAATTCTGATGTCAGAAGATCCAATATCTTTCCAGTTTGCACAAAGTGCAGCTGTTCCTAAAGCTATCTTTCCAACTGCTGAAATAGCTACGTCATTAACGTATAAATCAGTATCTGCAGATGAACCAACTTCAAGTATGTCAGAACCTGAATCGTTAAACGCAGTTTCTACGTTAACATCGATTCTTACGATTTGAGAGTTAGCTGGAATTACAACGTTAGTGTCAGTCGCTGCTCCTTCAGTTGTATAAGCAAATGAAAATGATTGAGACATTAACACTTGACCTGTGTTTTTTACGTCTGATCCAACAGTAGTTCCAGTAGTATTTTTAATAGTACCAGCTAATATTGGTCCAGAAAATGTAGTGTTTGCCATAATTTTATCCTCCTAGTTATGATACATAGTCTCTAGGCCGTCGACTATACGCGTCTACGTATCGTTTTAAAATTGTATAGTGAGTTATTTATATATTAGATTTTAGTAGAGTGCAAGAGAGCCTTAAAAGAAAGTGCGATTTCAGCGATGTAGCTTTTGTTCTAAGTAGCTACAGAAACTTGTGGAGCTGCATCTTCGACAGTATTCTGTCTGTGAGCAATAGCTGCTTCTTCCAGCTTAATGTCAGTGATAACTTTTTTAACTTTGTCATCGATTCTGACCATTTCAAGAGTGTATCTACCATTAGACAGATGCTCCTGTTCCCACTTCAACTCCAAGGACCTTTTTGCTTTGTATAGGTCTTGTATCATCAACAACCTCCTCATAGGTTATTCTGTTTACTCGGTCATCATATGAGTTTCCGAGATATTCCCAGTTTATACTCTTTTCTCCCAATTTGTCAAGGATTGATTGTTCAAGAGAAATAGCATTATCTTCCGACAAAACGTTAAATTTTGCGTAATGTTTGTATGCCCATATTTTTACTGTGAATGTTTTCATGAATCTCACCATGTTATTTATTGAATGTGGCCGAACTGTGTCCGGCCACAAAAATGTTTAACTTTGCTTACGCACCTTCAACACCGAAGATACCTCTATAGTCAGAAACGCCAAAAGCGTATCTTTCTCTAGCTTTGTATCTTACGTTGCCAGTATCAAAGTCCCCTTCCATTGAAGTTGTCAATGGAGTTCTTGAGAACATTTTCATACCGTTTGGAACGTCCGTGATAATGTAGAATGAATCAGCATCAGTTAAAAAGTTATTAACTCTATA